AAGCTCTCGCTCGTTCTCGTTAGGAAAAGAGTTTGTTTAGAACTATTCTAAAGTACACAGGAGCTTCACCAGCGTACACTACTTTCGTAAAATAAGATTTGACTTTGCGGTGGGATATGATAAGACAATGGTGTGGTTGAGATATGTACATCAGAAATTGAAGATATCGCACTCAACCACTTAAAAGATAACAAAGGAGAACTATGGGACTAGATCAATACGGTCAATTAAGAAACAAGAAGATAGATTTTGAAAAAGTCTATTCAGATAAGTACGAGCCGACTATTCACGGTTTCGTTTGGAGAAAGCACTCTCGACTTCAGACATTTATGTCTGATAAGTTTGCAGACCTTAATCCACATGCAGAACCAATGAATGGAGATGATGAACTTGTGCTGACAAAAGAAATAGTAATGGAGTTGCGTAAGGAAGTAGACAACGATTTTGCAGGCTCGTTTTGTAGCGGTGGCTTTTTTTGGGGACATCAATTCCAAGAGGAAGCCGTCAGAGAATATTCCAAACAAGATAGTCAGTTCTGCGATTGGGCTTTGGCACAAATGGAAAAAGGCGAAGAGGTCGTTTATCAATGCTCGTGGTAGAAAAATCTGATTGGTCTTACTGTGAGGGTTGCAACGATTGGTTTCTCGATAATGAGAAATGCGAGTGTGAATAATGACGTTTATTAAAAAGAATAGGGGGAAAAGATGGGAGCTTTAGTTTGGTGTTCACCTTTAATATTTATCTACATATTATTATTGTTTGATATTATTAGTTTAGGTTCTGTTTTCAATTTGTTCTAGTTTTGTCTGTGAAAAACCCATAATGGACACTTATCAACTGTGTGTTCATAATGGGTTTTTAGTGTTGAAGTTTATATGGGATATGATAAGACAAGTTATTACTAACACTAACAAAGGAAAACAATGAGTAATGCTGTTAAAAAGCTAAAGGCAGATGAGAAAAAAATCATAATGTCCTATGCTATAAATAAACTGCAATTAAATCGTTTATCTAAAGAGTTAGATACAATGAAACAGAACGTGGTTGATGTGTTTGAAAGAACAAATCAAAACTTAGTTATTGTTCAAGACGAGAACGGTTGTAGTTATGGAGTGCAGAAAATCAAACGTAAAAGAAAAAAGTTTGAAACTGCTAACTTCAAAATCAAGCACAATGATTTGTTCAATCAGTTCTGTACTGAGATTGAATATAATGAGTTCAAAGCAATAGGCGATAATAATGCCTAATATTCCAATGAACATATCTAAAGTATTAGCCGAGCAATCGGCTAATACTCAGCTTACTGAAAATGCTAAACTTGACCCAACTGCAATTAGTAAGTTGAATTATGAAGTAATGTATAAAATGTTAGAGGGCGAAGTAGAGAAGTTAATATTAGAAAATACTGGCAACCCTTTAATAGATGACTTTAAACAAAAGATAGTAAAGAAGTTTAGTTATCTATTACATAAGCTTAACAGTTAAGACACAACCAATAACGTCTGATCGGTAGCCCGTAAGGGCTATCGGTGTATCTATATAGAAGGCTCAGTAAAACCAACAACCTAGATCCTGCAATTTTTAAATTTTGACCACGTTCAGGCAGAAGGTACTTCTGCCGACAGGCAGTTTATAGCAACTCGAATAGAAATAGTGTATGCTGAAACAATATGAAATCAGTAAGTAATATCGTATTTAGTATTATGATGGGTATTTTGATGGTGTTTGTTTCTGTTTGGTATTTTGTTATGTTTCTGATAGATACTATATTTGAATATGTTGAACAGGGGACCCAAAAAATCAAAAAACTTAGAAGATGAATCTAGATCAACTAAATGATGATGAATTAAGAACCTTAATACTCAAGAAGCAGATCGAGTATATAAAATTATGTCAAGATAACTTTCTATTATTTGTGAAAGCTATGTGGCCTGACTTTATTTGCAGACAAACAGAGGACCCTGAAAAATGGGGGCACCATCAAATAATTGCAGATGAGTTTCAAAGTATATCTACAAAAGAATCTAAACGACTTATTGTGAATATGCCACCAAGGCATACTAAATCAGAGTTCGCATCATATTTGTTTCCCGCTTGGATGATTGGTAAAAATCCTAAAATGAAACTGATGCAAGTATCACACAACGCTGAACTTGCTTCGAGGTTCGGTAGCAAAGTTAGAAACTTAATGGAGACCGAAGACTACAAAAGTATTTTCGGTGATGTTAAACTAAGAGAAGATAGTAAGGCAAAAGGCCGTTGGGAGACCAATCATGGTGGAGAATATTTTGCAGCGGGGGTAGGCGGTTCAATCACAGGACGAGGGGCGGATCTTCTTATTATCGATGACCCACATACGGAACAAGACTCAATGTCTGATTCTGCTATGGAAAGAACTTACGAATGGTATTCATCAGGACCACGACAACGTCTTCAACCTGGTGGTTCGATAGTCGTTGTTATGACAAGATGGGCTACTGATGATTTAACAGGGAGGCTCATCAAATCACAATCAGAACCAAAAGCAGATACATGGCGTGTTGTAAACTTTCCTGCAATACTGGACAACGGAGAACCTGTATGGCCTGAATACTGGCCACTAGAAGAATTAGAAAAAGTTAAAGCATCAGTTACAACAAAGAACTGGAATGCACAATACATGCAGGACCCAACATCTGAAGAAGGTGCAATCATCAAACGTGAATGGTGGCAACCTTGGAACGATCAACGGATACCAACACTTAAACATGTCATCCAAAGTTATGATACTGCATTTTCTAAAAAAGAAACTGCAGATTATTCAGCGATTACAACATGGGGAATTTTTCAACCTGCTGAGGGTTATGAAGATTGTATTATATTATTAGATGCCATCAAAGGAAGGTTCGACTTTCCAGATCTTAAGAATTTAGCTTTAGAGCAATATCAATACTGGCAACCTGAAACAACTATTGTTGAAGCTAAAGCTTCAGGACAGCCATTAATACATGAATTAAGACGTGCGGGTATACCTGTTATAGATTATGTACCTGCTAAGGGTAGAGATAAGTTTACTAGAATTAACTCTGTAGCACCTATATTTGAGTCTCAAATGGTATATGCACCAACTGATGATAAATTTGCTCAAGATGTTATTGAAGAAGTAGCTGCTTTTCCTCATGGACAATACGATGACTATGTTGACTCAATGACCCAAGCGGTGTTAAGATTCAGACAAGGTGGATTTGTTACGACTTATCAAGACGCAATAGACGAACCTAACTTTAAGATAGAAAAGGATTTTAAATATTATGGCTAACTTGACTAGAGATGGATTCGAGATGCAGCAAAAATTTCGAAAAGAAAAAAGAAGAAGATTAAAAAATAAAGCTGGAATGGTAGCTGGTGCTGCTGTATCTGTGGGTGTAAAAAACAAAGATAAAATTAAGAAGAAAATTTCAGATATTGGAAATATGAAAGTTAAGGATGCCGTTAAAGCAGTTTCGAGAGGAGTTGGTTATTTGACTCCTATGGGCATGGCTCAATCTATTGGCTCAAGAATGAAAGATAGAATTACAGATAGAGATAAAAAAAATACAAAAGGTGAAGCAGGGCGAAGACCAAGGATGCCAACACCAAAAGAATTTCAAGATATGTTAAAAGAAGAGAAACGTGCAAAAAATAAACCTGAATTATTATTAACAGGTGGCCAAGCAAAGATTGCAGCTAAAGCTCCGCCAAGAAATAAAATTGACGGAAAAGATTTTGCTGTGCTTAGAGCTGAGAAAGCTAAAGGCAGAGGACAAGGTTTACAAGATGAGAAAATGAAACCAGGTAAAGTTATGAAAGCCGATAAAGGTGGCATGGGTGATGCTACTAAATACAAAAAATATTTAAAAGGTTTAAAAGATGTTAAAGAAAAAGCAGAGAATAAAAAATTTGAAGCGAGAAGAATGAGATTAGCTGGTGGTAGAGCAGCTATGAATGCTATCAAAGCTTCTAGAGTAGGCAAGATTGCAGCTGGTGTTGCAGGAGCTGCATTATTAGGTAAAGCGGCATTAGAAAAAATTTATGAAAAAAGAACTGGTAAAAAGCCACTTACAAAAAGACCTGATAAAAAAATGGGTGGTGGTATGATGCAACGACCTATGATGGCAATGGGTGGCGGAATGATGCCTGGATACAAAAAAGGTAAGTCTGTAAAAGTTAAATGTAAACTTGGTAGAAATAAACCTACTAAAATGTACTAGGAGGGTTCATGGCCCTCAAGGAACTTTTCAAAAGGGGAATATCTTCACTTCTTAAAAGAAAAAAGACTGACCCTGTATCAGGAGAGTCTCAAAAATTAATTACTTACACACCTGAAGCTAAAACTCAAACAGCAAAGCAATTAGCAAAACAAGACGCACAGCTCCCTGTAAAAGTGGATCGTAAAATAACTGATGATCTATTGATGGGTGAAACAAAACAACCTGCTTTTGGTTCATCAACTTATGACTGGGTGATGAGAAAAGGACCAGGTAAATATTCTGCAGATGAATGGATTGATCATTTAACATCTACAAGAAAAGTTAATTACAAAGTCTTTGGAAAAAACGCAACACGAATAGAAAGAGGACCCAAAAGATTTACCTACGATAAAGGATCTAGGTTCGCAGGTAAAGAGGCTACCATTAATAAGGAAGAACTTTTTGATACTAACCTTGCAACCTTTGACGATGTTGGAAACATCACTGGTGGATTGATAGGAGCAGCTAAAAGATTTGGTTTAAAGTTATCAGCACAAGATATTGGTAACATGATTAAGATGAATCCTGTTAATAGGTTAAAACCAGTTGAGTTTGGTGGTGTGTTTAGTTCACCAAAGGTAGATACCATTTTAAAAGGTGTGACAAGTCAAATAGATGATCTTTCAAAAACAAGTCCAGTCGCTGCAAGAATTTTTCCTACTATTAAAAGAAATTTAGAAGGTTTAAAAAGGGCAATACAGAGTGGAGATCAAAACAGTATTAAAAGGAATTACACTGAACTTAGAAGTGATTTAGCTGCATTAAGAGGACAAGAAGCATTTAATCAAAATCAAAAGGTTCAGATTAATGGCCTAATGGGTGGACTTGATGAACTTGTTAGAATATCTAAAGGAGGTGGTAATGTAAGACCTGTTAAATACCAAAACGAAACTAGCTATACATTTCCAGGTGGAAATAATTACAGAGAAACGGTGTTTGTTCTTGATGAACCTATCGTAGGTAATAGTAGCTCAATGCGAAGCTTAGGTCATTATGATGATCTAAAAAATAATTTATTTCACGTGAGATACGATACAAGAATAACGCCTGATGGGAAAAGGGCCATGGTCATTCATGAAATACAATCCGATGCTAACCAAAGTATTGCTAAACAACTTACTGCTAAGGAAGCTTTCAAAGGAGAAAGAAGAATTAATCCATTTCAAAAAGATATAGAACTAGATCTACTTGTAAATTCTAGAACAAAACTATTACGAGATATGGATGATGCCATAGCTAAAAATCAATTCAACAAATCAAGAGCTATCTCTGATGATTTAAAAAATATAAATAAACAAATAAGTAATACATTTCAAAGAGGAACTGATTATGGCACAAAAAATAAATTTGATTATTTTCCTTTGTTAGATGCTGATGCTTATGGAGATTATGCACTTAAATTTTTAATGAACAAAGCAGCTAAAGAGAAGTTTGATTATGTAGCTGTTATGCCATTTAATAAATTACATTTCAGACAAGGTTATAAAGCGGGTAACGAAAGATTTTATGGTTATTCAAATGGTAAAGGCATTGATAAGAAAGGACAAGCTGTGATGCCTCAACTCATGAAGAAGGCTGCTAAGTTTAATGACTCAAAGGCAGGAACTGTTAAACTATCTTTATCAGATCCAAAGAAGCCTTATAAAGAAGTTATGAAAGATACTTTCAACTACCCTGAAGCAAAAGGTGGTAAAAAAATTATAAGTGAATATCATGAAACAGCGTCCAATGCTCCTATGAAAGGATATAAACTTATACCCGAAAATGACCCAAGGTTGTATTTCGATGCTTTTGCTATTGAAGTTAAACCTAATATGGCATACACACAGAAACTATATAAGTCTGAAGGTGGCTTAGTAGTGGATATATTTAAAACCTTATGATAAATTAAACTATGGCTGTAGAAAAGGGAATTCCCGAAAATATCGAAGAAGAAACTAAAGTTGAAGAGATTCAGGAACAACCTGAAGGTCTTCCACCTGAAATTCAAGTTGAAGGAGAGGAAGTCGTTGAGGAAAATTTAGAAGACGATTTTAATGCCAATCTTGCTGAAGATATGGATGAGAGAACTCTAAAACGTTTGGGTATGGAGTTAATCTCAGAGTACAGAAAAGACAAAGAATCAAGAAAAGAATGGGAAGAGGGCTATACAAAAGGTTTGGATCTTCTAGGTGTTAAATATAATGAACAAACAAGACCTTTCAAAGGTGCATCAGGTGTCACCCATCCGTTGTTAAGTGAAAGTGCTACGACATTTCAAGCTTCGGCATACAAAGAACTTCTACCAAGTGACGGTCCAGTAAGAACACAAGTTGTTGGTTTACGAACACCAGCAAGCGAACAACAAGCTGATCGAGTCAAAGAATATATGAATTATCTTCTTATGGAAAAAATGGAAGATTACACAACGGACATGGATCAGATGTTATATTATCTTCCATTATCAGGATCCACATTTAAAAAAGTTTATTACGATGAATTTTTACAAAGACCAGTATCTAAGTTTATTCCAGCAGAGGATTTAGTCGTGCCTTATTATGCATCTGATTTAAAAGATGCTGGCAGAATTACTCATGTCATTAAAATGACAGAGAATGAAATAAATAAAAAAATGGCAGCAGAATTTTACAGAGACTTAGATTTACCAAAACCAAACGTACAAGAATCTGACCTACAACAAAAGATCGATGAACTAGACGGTGTTAAAGCAGGTTTCACAGATTATATTCATACTGTATTAGAAATGCATGTGGATCTTAATTTAGATGATTATGAAAACTTTGATAAAAGATCTAAAAAAGCAATAAAGATTCCATACATAGTAACAATTGATGAAAGCTCTGCAGAGGTTTTATCTATCTATAGAAATTACAGAGTAGATGATCCTAACTATGCTAGAGTAGAAAACTTTGTGCATTACAAATTTTTACCTGGTCTAGGTTTTTATGGCTTTGGTTTAATTCATACGATTGGTGGTTTATCTAGAGCAGCTACTGTTGCATTAAGACAATTAATTGATGCAGGAACTTTAAAAAATTTACCAGCAGGTTTTAAATCTAGAGGTATAAGAGTTAGAGATGATGACCAACCAATACAACCTGGAGAGTTTAGAGACGTAGATGCCCCAGGTGGGAATATACGAGATCAATTTTTTAACTTACCTTTTTCAGAACCAAGCACAACTTTATTTAATCTTTTAGGTTTTGTAGTGCAAGCGGGTCAAAAATTTGCTGCAATATCCGATGCAGCAGTAGGAAATGACACGCAGAACAGGGCTGTGGGCACAACTATCGCTTTGATGGAACGTGGTTCAAGAGTGATGAGTGGTGTTCATAAGCGTTGTTACTACGCTATGCGAATGGAATTTAAAATTTTATCAAGAATTTGCTCAGAATACTTACCACCTGAGTACCCCTATGAAGTTTATGGTGGTCCAAGACAAATTAAAGCTTTAGATTTCGATTCTAGAGTTGATATTTTACCTGTAGCAGATCCTAATATTATGTCTATGGCACAAAGGGTAACTTTAGCACAAACACAATTACAAATTGCTAGTTCAAATCCTCAATTACATAACATTCATGAAGCATACAGACGAGTTTACGAAGCTTTAGGCACAAAACAAATTGATACTTTGTTAAAACCACCAAAAAAACAACCTGAACCAATGGATCCTGCTAAAGAAAATGCAAGAGCATTACAAATGCAACTACTTACTGCTTTTGAATTTCAAGATCACGATGCACACATAGCTGCACATACGGCATTTATGGAATCAAGAATGGTTCAAATCAATCCATCGGTCTATGCATTGTTACAATCACATGTTTCTGATCATATTTCTTTCAAAGCAAGAAAAGAAGTAAGAGAACAAATGGCACAAGATCCTAATATGTTACGATTACAACAAGAAGATCCTCAATCTTTTGCTGTTGCATTTGAAAATGCAGTGGCAACAGCTGCAGCAGAGATAACTACTGAGCTAGTTAAAGGTGAAATGGAAGCAAACAAAGCTAAACAAGATCCATTAGTTAGAATTAAACAACAAGAAGTAGATTTAAGAGCTATGGACATGCAAAGAAAAGCAGACGAAACTAAATTTAAGCAAGATCAAGAAAACCAAAGACAAGCAAACAAATTAGATCTCGAATATGATAGATTATCTCAACAAGATGAGCAATCTGATAAAAGATTAAGTATTGCAGAAAGAAAATTAGAGAAATAATGAAAAATCAATATAGAAAAATGATGTTAGGTGGCCTGCTTACTAAAGGAATAAAAGCTGGATACAAAGAATTTAGAAAAGGTGGCGGAAGAAGTTCTAGAGAAATTATGAAACTTGAAAAAGTAGATAGAAAAACTGCAAAAAGTGATGTTAAATCGGGAATAAGAAATACTATACAAAGTAAATTGAAAGATATTAAAGATAAAATTAAAAAAAGATTAACAATTAGTGATATTAATAAATTAAGATGATGTATTTTGATGACAAGAACAACAAGAGAGAAAAGAAAAGGTCTTAGTGGTGGTAAAAAATTCGGACCACCACCAAAAAGAGGCCCAAACCCGCAAGGTATTACAATTCCCAATAAAAGAAAAAAGAGAGTCTAATCAAGAAGCTTATTTCGCTGGTATAATAGATGGTGAGGGGTACATCTCATACGAAAAAACTAAAAAAAATTACTCGATACCCTCTGTATCTGTTGAAATGACAGATAAAGATGTAATTGATAGGATATATAAGTTTTTTGGTACAGGATCAGTTGTATACATCAAACCAAGGCAAAAACATCATCTAGATAGTTGGAGATGGAGAGCAAGAGGTAAATCTGCAGTAAATATTTACTTTACAATATACAATTATCTAAGTGATAGGAGAAAACGTAAGATAGATGAGGTATTGAAAAACTATTGCGAAGATGCTAACGGTAGAGAGAAGTATAAAAAATTAGAAAGGGTTTTAAATGGCGTGGTTTAGTTTAGCAAAAATAGCTTTACAAGCGGGAAGTAAAATTTACGCAAATAAGCAAAAGACTAAGATGGCAATGTCTGATGCCCAGCTCATGCATGCAGAAAAAATGGCTCGGGGTGAGGAGGCTTACCAAGGAAAACTACTTGAAGCGAGACAAAACGATTATAAGGACGAATTTGTGCTCGTTATAATCTCAGCTCCTATCATTGTTTTAATGTGGGCAGTAATGTCAGACGATCCAACTGCAATGGAGAAGGTAAAATTGTTTTTTGAGTATTTTCAATCGCTTCCGAAATGGTTCACTAATTTATGGATTCTTGTAGTGGCGAGTATTTTTGGTATAAAGGGTACACAAATTTTCCGTGGCGGTAAAAAATAAATATGATTCGAGGCGATAGTGCTGATTATGAATTACTTAAAAAGTGGTCAGCAGGTTTTGATTGCAACGGAGATTACTCTTGTGAAATAGGTGTTCGTGAAGGTATGGGATCTAAAATAATTATGGATCTTGTAGAAAATAATTATATGCATATAGGAGTTGATCCTTATGGCGATCGTCAATACCAACATTTTGATGATGATAGCAAATTCCAATGGCCAAACTTAGAACCTGGTAAAGGACCGACATATCCTGATTCTATGAAAGATCAAATGCTAAAGGATTTTAAATTTTATTCTGATAAGTTTCACTTTGCTAATTTGACAGATACCGAATTTATGGCTAATGATCATTACTCTAATTTAAAGTATTCTTTCGTTTTTCTAGATGGCCCACACACTACAAAAGATGTATTATTAGAAGCTATTTGGTTTGCTCAAAGGGCAGGGAAAAAAACACGAATAGTGTTTGATGATTATGGATATTACAATATGAAATTGATTTCTGAAGCTTTAAAATATTTTGGCTTTGAAATACTCGATGGCGGTGAAAACAAAGTATGTATGGAGAAAAATGGCAATTGATACTTATTCAAATGATATAATAAAAAATCTTATCCATAAGCGAAGAGAACGTTTAAAAGAAACTTTGGTGCGAGATGTTGACAATACTAACGACCTTCACTATATTAGAGGACAAATCAAGTCACTTGATGACTTGCAGCAAGACATAATTGACTTGCTAAAAAAACAGGAGCAATAAAAAATGACAGAGTCCACGGAGCAACCGAAACGGACTGAGACATTGGAAAAAGCTTACAAAGATGAAGCTGAAGTCAAAAAAGTCTTAGACGAAAAAGCAATAGACCAATCATTATTAGATAGATTACCTACACCTACGGGTTACAGAATGTTAATTCTTCCGTATTCAGGTCCCACAAAGACCAAAGGTGGTTTATATCTTAGTGAGCAGACACAAGAAACTATTCAACTCACAACAGTAGTTGGCCTTGTACTTAAACAGGGAAATCTTTGTTATAGAGACAAAGAAAAATTTCCTTTAGGTAAATGGTGTAACGAAAAACAGTGGGTTATCTTCGGAAGATACGCAGGCTCTCGATTCAAAATAGACGGGGGAGAAGTGCGGATCTTAAACGATGATGAAATCATCGCTACCATATCTAATCCTTCTGATATTTTGCACCATTACTAGGAGGGTAAAATGGCAGAAGAGCAAAAGTCTCAACAAGAAGTTGAGTTAGACACTGATGGTGTTAATGAGGAAACCATCAATGTCGATAAACCACAAGAACCTGATGAAGCATTTGCAAAAAAAGAAAATGTTGATTTAGGTTACACAGATCCAATACAAGAAACTCAAGAAGAGGACGAACCTGAAGAAAAAAGGGAAGAACCTAAAACTGAGATTGAAGTAGAGGAAAAAGAAGTTGAATCTAAACCTGTTAATTTAAAAGATAAGCAAACAAATTATCAAAAAAGAATCAACGAATTAGTTTTCCAAGCTAAAGAGGCAGAAAGAAGAGAAAAAGCTGCTTTGAATTACGCTAAGGGGCTTAAGAAGAAGTATGACAATACTGAAACGAAGCTTCAGGAAACTGATAATAATTATCTTAAAGAAATCCAAGCAAGAGTAACTTCAGAACAAGATAAGTTAAAAACTTCTCTTAAAGAAGCTATGGAAAGCCAGGATGCTGAAAAGGTAGCTGAGATAAACTCTCAAATGACTAAATTAGCTGTTGAAAACGAAAAGGTTAATTTAACATTACAGGAGAGAGAAAATCAGAAAAAACAAGCAGAAGAAGAAAAAAAAGACTTACCACAACAAGAAGCAATACCTAATGAACAGCCAGTAATAAGTCCAAAAGCACAAGATTGGGCTACTAAAAATGAATGGTTTGGCTCTGATCAAGTAATGACAGGAGCTGCAATGACTATTCATGATGAACTTATTAGGCAAGGTATTGCAACCGAAAGTGATGAGTATTATAATAACATTAACAAACGAATGAGAGAGTATTTCCCTCAAAAGTTTGCCCAGGATTCGACTGATAAAGAACCTGTAGCTACAAAGCAACCCGTCCAAAATGTAGCTGGGGTAAGTCGAAGACAAGGAGGACGCAGGTCTGTGAAACTCACCAAATCACAGGTAGCTATCGCTAAGAAATTAGGGGTGCCACTAGAGGAATACGCAAAATTCGTGAAGGGAGGAAACTAATGGAAAAGATAAGAACTTCACGCGAGTCATCGACTAGAGCTAAAGAAAGTAGAAAAGTTGATTGGGCTCCTTCATCCAGTTTGGATGCGCCACCTGCACCGAAAGGTTTTGCACATCGTTGGATAAGAACAACAGTGCAAGGTTTCGATGATACGTCTAACGTATCTAGAAAACTCAGAGAAGGTTGGGAATTTGTTAGAGCTGAAACGATCGTAAGTGAGTTAGGCAAAAATGATTATCCATCAATATCTGAAGGGAAACATCAGGGGTTAATCGGAATTGGAGGACTGGTGTTGGCCAGAATCCCAATTGAGATACTTGAGGCACGTCAAAGATATTTTGAAAAAATAACTCAAGATAGAATGGACAGTGTTGATAGTGACTTAATGAAGGAACAACATCCTGACATGCCTATCAATATTGATAGACAGTCAAAAGTGACCTTTGGTGGTAGTCGCAAGAAATAATTTTTTTGCAATTGCTATCGGGTCTTTAAGATAAAACGTTAAATATAAGGAAACTAAACTATGGCAAACGTAAAAGAAGAGTTCGGTCTAAGACCGTACAGAAAACTAGACGGTACACCATTAGTTGGTGCCCAAAACAGATACACGATAGCTAGTAACATGGGTCATGCAATCTACCAAGGAGACTTGGTTGTTGTAACGACTGCTGGTAATGTTGAGAAATACAATAATACCAACAACAGTGCTGGTTTATCTACAGCTGCAGTGGGCGTTTTTAACGGTGTGTTTTATACAGATCCAACTACACAAAAGCCAACTTACAAAAATTTCTACCCAGGTAGTATTGTTGCGAGTGACATAACAGCTTTTGTAGTAGACGACCCAGACGCGGTCTTCTTGGCAAATGCTGATGAAGCTTTTACAAGAGCGGATCTATTTAGAAACTATGCTGTTACAAACACAACTGGTGTAACACAAACTGGTATATCTAAAGCAATGTTGGATGTATCGAATTCAGGAACTACTGTATCTTTCGTATTACAAGCGATTGATATAAGTCAGGACCCTGATAACTCAGATACAACAACATCAAACGCTAATATCTTGGTGAGAATCAACCATCATCAATATAGAAGCAGAACAGGCATATAATAGGAGATAATTATGGCTATATCACGATCGCAACTAGTTAAAGAACTAGAGCCAGGATTGAATGCCCTATTCGGCCTGGAATACAAAAGGTATGAA